TGATCATCCCGTCAAACCTCGGCTTCGTTGCTGAACGTCTGATGGCTTCAAACCTCCGTACTGCTACCGCAGACAACGATATCAATGCGATTCGTTCACGTGGTATGCTGCCGGAAGGTTATGTAGTGAATAACTACCTGACCGACGTCGATGCATGGTTCATTAAGACCGATGCACCGAATGGTCTGAAGCACTTCCAGCGTGCAGCTATGAAGACCGGTATGGAAGGCGACTTCGAAACTGGTAACGTCCGTTACAAGGCGCGCGAACGTTATTCGTTTGGCTGGTCCGATTGGCGTGCGATCTACGGTTCCGAAGGCGCATAAGCCAGTAAAATCAAGTACTTACGCTTGATGGAAGCCCCTCCTCGGAGGGGCTTTTTATTTATCCAGTTTACACGGCGTTCCTTCCGTAGTATTATAGCTTTCCTTAAAACAGGAGAGCATCATGAAGAACGTCATCTACAAAATCCGAAATATCATCAACGGGCATTACTACATTGGTAGTACTGTGGACTCACGTAAACGCTTTTGGCATCACCGTAAGAATTTACGGAACAACGTTCATGTTTGCGTGCATTTGCAGCGAGCTTGGAACAAGTATGGAGAAGATGTTTTTAAGTTTGAGATCGTGCAGAAACTACAGAGCAAAGAAGACTTGTTTCCGGCGGAACAGAAACTCCTAGACGAGCATGTTGGAAAGAGTTACTGTTATAACTCAGCCGCGTATGCCGATGCGCCTATGCGCGATGCAAGTCCTGAAATGCGGGCTCACTTAGCCGAAAGAACAAAAGAATGGTTAGAGCGAGAAGGGCATCCTTTACTGGGGGTTACAGTCTCAGAAGACACAAAGCAACTTATCAGCAAATCTCGAACCGGAAAACATGCAGGCGCTGAACACTACCGGTACGGTAAAACCGTCTCTCCGGAAGTTCGGAAGAAAATCGGTGATACACAACGCGGTAAACCGAAAGCACCGGGCCGTAAGGTGTCCGCCGAAGGTATGGAAAAAATCCGTGCAGCGGCAGCAGCAGGGCATTACAGCCATTGGGCAGGGCGCAATCACACCGAAGAGTCCAAGGCCAAGATGAGCAAGCGGGTGATCGAATTGACTACGAACACTGAGTTTCCTAGCCTAACCGCTGTACTTGAGCATTATGGGTTTAAAATGCCAACATTGCGTCGTGCGCTAAAGTCCGGAAAACCTATCTCCAAGGGCGAGCATAAAGGTCTTCATTTTCAGTACTTGACAAACTGATTTTGTCGGTCTATACTCCCGTCAAGTTCTGGGGTTTTTAGCTATACCGACCGACCCAGCGGACTTTGCAGAGACGGTATGGCGAGTGCTGCAACACGGAGACATTCTCATGGCGAGCACAACTTTTTCTGGTCCAGTCACTTCTACGGCTGGCTTTGTAGGCGACGTAACTGGTGGTATCACTGGCGATATCCAAGCACTTTCTGGTGCGGGCGCAGTAAACCTAACAACTCTCATCACCGAAGTCACCACCACTGGTGCCGATGCGCTGACACTGGCTGACGGCACAGCAGGTCAAATTAAGATCATCACAATGGTTACAGATGGCGGCGACGGTACTCTGACTCCCACCACATTTGCTAACGGCACGACGATGACTTTCGGCGACGCAGGCGACACCGTGATGTTGGCTTACAACAGCACTATCGGTTGGACTATTGTTTCTAACAGCGGTGTAGTTGTAGCTTAATAGGAGACCATCATGGGTATGCGTTCTGACGGTAAGTCAACTACGCTGACCGCAGATGGTGCAGTTTTTGGTGGTCCTGCTCGTATTGCATCTATCTACTATGTAGCTAGTGGTACTGCGGGTAGCATCGTCATTAAAGACGGCGGAGCTTCTGGTTCTTCTGTTTTAACACTTGCAACTCCTGCATCAGCAACTGCTACGCAGTTTATCGACTTCGGTGATAATCCGATTCGTTGTGAAACAAGTGCGTATTGTGATTTAACAGATGTTACTTCGGTAACGGTGGTGTATTTCTAATGGCTACTTCAGGCACTCAGACATTTAAGCTCGATGCTTCTGACTTAATCGAAGAAGCATACGAACGGTGCGGGCTCGAATTGCGCACGGGTTATGACGCCAAAACCGCTCGTCGTAGTTTAAATATTCTGATGGCCGATTGGTCTAACCGTGGAATCAACCTTTGGACCGTGAAGGAAGTAACGCAAACCCTTACAAAAGGGACTGCAAGCTATACGCTGGACCCATATACAGTAGATGTACTGGATGCGGTAATTCGTAGAAACGGTGTGGATTACAACATGGAGCGCATTGGGCGTTCCACGTATCAAAACACGCCGAACAAAGCTACGGAAGGACGGCCTACTCAGTTTTGGGTAGATCGCCAATCAACTCCAGTCATCTACTTGTATCCAGCTCCTGAAAACTCAACTGACCAGTTGCGTTTTTATCGCACTGAGCGAATTGAAGATATCAACACGCTTACCAACGATGCGGATATTCCTTCCCGGTTTATCGCTCCTCTTGTATCCGGTCTTGCGTATCATCTAGCCATTAAAAAGGCTCCGGATCGTGCGCAAGCCTTGAAGATGGTTTATGAGGAAGAGATGGCTCGTGCGGAAATGGAAGACCGTGAGCGGGTTAGTTTACGACTCGTCCCGAGCAGAGGATTACGCTAGTGGCTTATGCTGCAGGTAAATATGCAAAGGCGATGTGTGACATCTGTGGGTTTGAGGTCAAATATACCGACCTTCAGCCACAGTGGGATGGGTTTCGTGCGTGTCCAGAATGTTGGACTCCTCGACATCCTCAAGATTTTCCTAAAATCGTTATTACTGATGCGGAAGCACTTAGACACCCTCGTCCTGACAATGATCAAGAAGCAGGGTGCGGGTTGGTTTTAACCACTACGGATTCGTACATTGGGACAGCTTTTTGTGGGTTCAATATTCGTTCTTCTGTTGGTGATGTTACAGTGAGTACTACCTAATGGCGGGCTATACCTACACCACTTTGGTCCAAGCAATCAAAGATTTTACGGATAACACTGAAACGGTGTTCGTAAGTCAGATTGACAACTTTATTCAGAATGCCGAAGAGCGCATTTTGAAGATGCTTGCGCCTTTAGAAGTTTTTCGTAAGAACTCCTCTGCTGCAATGACATCAGGCAATAAGTATCTTCCTAAACCGAGCGATTGGCTGCATACTTATTCTCTTTCGATCAATGATGGCTCTGGAGACGATACCGTATTTCTGCTGAACAAAGACGTGAACTTTGTTCAAGAATACTGGCCTGATTCTACGAGTACAGGAACGCCGAAGTATTACGCAGATTTTGATGTTTCTACGTTTATTATTGCTCCAACACCAAATGCAAACTGGGCGGTAGAAGTACATTATTTTTATCGTCCACAATCAATCACAGCGGCAGCATCCGGTGAAACTTGGCTCGGTACAAATGCAGGTTCTTTGTTGCTCTACGCTTGTTTGGTTGAAGCGTACACATTTATGAAAGGTGAGCCGGACATGCTTCAGATTTATGAACAAAAGTTCATGCAAGAAGCAGAGCGTAAAGCCTTGTTTGCGGTTCAGGCTGAGGGTCTGGACTTTTATCGTAAGTCTGCCGCTTAAAGGAGAATCAAATGGCAATTTCTCAGGCACTTTGCACCAGCTTCAAATCTGAATTGCTGGGCGGTACGCATGATCTTGATACAGATGTTATCAAGATTGCGTTATTTACCAGCTCCGCAACGTTAGGAGCCAGCACTACCGCGTATAGCACTACCAATGAAGTTTCCGGTACAGGTTACACGGCTGGTGGGAATACTCTTAGTAGTGTAGTTATTTCTACAGATGGCACCACTGCGATTGTAGATTGTGCGGATACCACTTGGTCTTCGGCAACAATTACGGCTAACGGTGCGTTAATTTACAACTCATCTAAAGCAGATCGGGCGATTGCAGTTTTAGCGTTTGGCGGGGACAAGACCTCAACGAACGGTGATTTTACCATTCAGTTCCCTGCTGCAGCCGCTGCTACCGCATTGATTAGAATTGCTTAATGGCCTCTTCTACCGAATACGTCGGATGGGGTCGAGCCGGATGGGGGGAAGCCTCCTACGGTCTTGACTGGACTGTCGTATCGGTAGATGGCTCTTCTGCAACCGGAGCTGTTGGCAACGAAACGGTAGTTGCGGACGCGAATGTTTCGGTAACTTCGGTTTCTGCGATAACTTCGCTTGGTGATGAGACTGTTGTAGCTAAGGCGGTTGTTCAACCGACGTCTGTTTCTGGAACCACCTCTACTGGAAACGTAACCGTTATCGAAGGTACAGGGGCCGTGTTCTCCGTAACGGGAGTTTCTGGAACTTCTGCAGTTGGCAATGAAACGG